GTTCTTAACGACTGATGGTAGTGCCTCAAGTTGGGGTACTGTTGCTCCTGCTGGTGTAGTGTTGTTAGCATCTGTAACAGCAAGTGCTACTGCGTCTGTAGAATTTTCAAACAAATTTAGCTCAACCTACGATTATTATTTTGTCATTGCAAGCGGCATAAAGGGAGACTCATCAGGCAGGGACTTTCTGGCTCGTTTTGAAATGAACGGAACTTTTACAACGGATTCTACTTACATTGGTCGTAGAGATAAGGGTTCTTTAGGTGCTGCCTCCGATGATTATCGAGGTTACTCTAATGTAGCAAATGTGGTCTTAGGCGAGGGTTTAGATAACAACCGAACAGTGGATTATAAAGTTCAAATATTAGGTGCAAATAATCCCAACTACAGCGGTCAAAGAATTTTATCAAACGGCAATAATGCTGGTGCAAGTCAAAGGCAAGACGCAGATTTTCTGTATACGGGCCAAGCAACAAAAGCAACGGGCATAAAATTCTTTCCTAATGCTGGCTCACTTTACGGAAGGTTCAATCTTTACGGAGTATCTAAATAATGACTAGACATAAGGCAACGCCAGACGGAAATGTTCCGTTCACCGCAGCAGAAGAAACAGCCCGTGACGCAGAAGAAGCAGCATGGGTAGCAGGCGCAGATGATCGTGCAGCAGTAGAAGCTAGAGAGAAACGCAATGGCCTACTAGCAGCTACCGATTGGACGGCAAATTCTGATGTGACCATGACTACTGAAATGACAGCGTACCGCACTTTATTGCGGAACCTTCCAGCACAGGCTGACTTCCCTACAACAATTAACTGGCCCACAAAGCCTTAAAGGATTACCAATGCAAACAATTACACACAACTCTGACAACGTATCAGTCTACACATTTGAAGACGATGCAACTATTACTGCTACCACAGACAATATCACTACCCCTGATTTTATTATTGGTGATATGAATTCTAGCAATTCAACAATCCACACAGGCGTAACAGTACCTGATGGTTGGCAAGGTGGTAAGCATACTTTTGATGGTACTTCTTGGGGTAATGTCGCTGGTTGGGTAGATCCTAAAGTCGCGCAAATTGCAGCACTACAAGCGCAGATTGACGCACTAGAGGCTTAACATGGGTCTTTATTCAAACATCCACGCTAAACGTAAACGTATTAAAAATGGCTCTAAAGAAACTATGAGAAAAGTAGGTTCAAAAGGTGTGCCAACTGCTAATAATTTTAAATCAGCAGCTTTAACTATAAAGAAAGGATAAAAGATATGCCAAAAGGTAAAGGAACATACGGTACTACCAAAGGCCGTCCACCAAAGAATAAGCCAGTTAAAAAATAAGTGTGGTCTAGCCCGACAGGGCTTCCCTTAGTTCACCAAAGCACTTCCCTTCTCCCAGAGGGGAAGGCTCTACTCATAGAGCCAACGGTGTCTCAAATAGCCCGAAGACCAATCGAATATCTAGTAGTACAACCATCAAAGGAACCTTACGAAACCCAAGAATACTCAAGGAGGCTATGGGCATGCTAGCAGAAATCGCCATTGCCAACGCAATTTGGAAGACACTATCGACCGCTTTGAAGAACGGCAAGCAATTCTACGAGATGGGTTCACAAGTTAATGAATACCTAAGTGCAACTCAAAAAGTAAAAGAGAAAGCTGGGGATTCTAACAGCAGGGGAACTCCACTAGAAGCCTTTAACTACAACGAGACTTTGAATCGCCAGAGAAGTGAACTGGAGTTCCACCTAAAGAAAAGTCGATTAAATGGGTGGAGTGACTTTGTAAAATTCGAGGCTGAATGGCACAGAGAGCGAAAAGAAAAGGAGCAAGATAAAATCAACCAACGTATTAAAAGAAACGCAAAGATTCAGAAAGACGTAGAGTTAGCGATAAACGTAGGTATTGTTATGTTGCTTGCTTTGGGTCTTTTGTTTGGTGTTGCTGTCTATTACAAAGGTTACTAACGCAATGTCTCAAATGTCAGATTATGATGCAGGTCGTTTAGTAACTCTTGTAGAGAACCTAACTAAACAAGTCGAATCACTCAATACAACATCCACAATTCTATCCCAAAGGGTAAATAACTTAGAGAAGCAGTTAGTTAAAGGTAAGGGTTTCCTTGCTGGTGCTATGCTGTTGTCCCTAAGTTTAGGTGGTGTCGGAACTACTTTCCTAACTAAATGGTTAGGTACTTAACTAACAAGGAATAAACCATTATGTCCTCTCTGAATCCCCTAGCTGGGATTGCGGGGAGTGTCATGGACGGCTTAGATGATCTGTTTACTTCAGACGAAGAAAGAGCTAACGCTCGATTAAAGTTAACTGAACAACTCCAAAAACCCCACAACTTGCAAGCAATGGCGAATATAGAATCTGCCAAACACGCTTCTGTGTGGGTGGCTGGTTGGCGACCCGCTATCGGTTGGGTTTGCGCTATTGGACTAGCGTATCAGTTTCTTATACTTCCGTTTGCAGGACTCATCAACGCTTACTTTGCACTTCCCGCAGAACTCCCCTCTATAGCTTCCGCAGAACTCACAACCCTTGTTATGTCCCTATTAGGTTTAGGCGGCTTAAGAAGCTTTGAGAAATCTAAAGGACTCACTAAATGAAGCCTAGAAATTACAGGCATGAATACGATTCGTACCACGGTAAGGCCGAACAACGAAAGCGCAGGTCTGGTCGAAACAAGGCTAGGTCATTATTAATTAAGAAAGGTGTTGCCAAGAAAGGTGACGGTAAAGACGTAGACCATAAAGACCGTAACCCCACTAACAACTCACCTAGTAACTTATCAATCCAATCGAAGACTAAAAATCGAGGGTGGAGGAAAGGTAAAAATGGATATTAGTTTAGAACAAACCTTAGCTACCTTACACACAGCAGTGGCCCAAGAGCTATTAGATCGTGTGAGGTCAGGTGAGGCTAAACCCGCAGATATGAGCAACGCTATTAAGTTTCTCAAAGACAACAACATTGACGCTATGCCAGTTCAAGGTTCTCCCCTTGATGGTCTACTCAATTCATTGCCTTTTAACAGTGAAGGTATTTTAGACGCTTTAGCGCACTAGGCAGGAGATTAGTTATGTCTATTAAGTACAGAGGTGAAACCTTCTCAGGCTACAACAAGCCAAAGGCTAGTGCCAAAGGTACAAAGTCCCATGTCGTTATCATCAAAGATAAAGGCAAAGACCGCATGATTCGGTTTGGGGAAAAAGGTGCTAGTACAGCAGGTGCGCCTAAAGCTGGTGAGTCAGACAAAATGAAAGCTAAACGTAAGTCATTTAAAGCACGACATGGTTTAAATATCGCCAAGGGTAAGACAAGTGCGGCTTACTGGGCCGATAGATCAAAATGGAGCTAGGAGGTAATTATGGAGACAGATAAACACCCCTTACACGACTTTAGAAACTTCTTATTTCTTGTATGGAAACAACTAGCATTACCCGAACCAACTAAGGTTCAGTATGACCTTGCAGACTACCTTCAGACTAGCCCTAAGCGTTCCATCATCCAAGCCTTTCGAGGTGTAGGTAAGTCCTACATAACGAGTGCTTATGTGGTGTGGCGTTTAATGCTTTCCCCTGACCTAAAGATCATGGTGGTATCCGCAAGTAAAGAACGTGCAGATGCGTTCTCTATGTTTACCCAAAGACTCATTATGGAAATGCCATTACTGTCTCACCTTATCCCTGACAAAGACCAACTGTGGAGTAGAATAGCCTTTAACGTAAATGGCTGCATGGCCTCACACAGTCCTAGTGTTAAGTCGGTGGGTATTACAGGACAGCTTACAGGCTCACGTGCTGACCTTATTATCGCAGATGACATTGAAGTTCCTAACAACTCTCAGACACAACAGATGCGAGAGAAGCTAACGACTCTTGTAACTGAGTTTGATGCTGTACTTAAACCTCTAGACACCTCAAAGATCATCTACCTAGGGACACCTCAGACAGAAGAGTCTCTATACGATGCCCTACAGGACAAAGGATACGTAACTCGTATATGGCCCTCCCGTTATCCTAAAGCAGACCAAGTGAATAGGTACGGTGATCGTATAGCCCCTAGCCTTATGTTAGAACTTGAAGCTAACCCTGACATGGAATGGCAACCTACAGACCCCATGAGATTCGATGAGGAAGACTTACTAGAACGTGAGTTATCTTATGGACGCTCAGGGTATGCACTCCAATTCCAGCTAGACACAAGCTTGTCAGATGCAGACAGACACCCACTTAAACTCAAAGACCTCATAGTAATGTCAGTAGACGTATCTAAGGCTCCTGAGAAGCCAATACACGGCACTCTAAGCCACCTTGAAGTCAAGGATATACCCAACTTAGGGATGCGTGGAGATCGCTTCTACGAGCCATTTAAGCTTACTGGGGATTGGGTAGATTACTCAGGCTCAGTCATGGCGATTGACCCCAGTGGACGTGGTAGTGATGAGACTTCTTATTGTGTCCTTAAGATGCTTAATGGCTTCTTGTACTGCCCAGACGTAGGCGGTGTAGATGGTGGATACTCAGGGCAGACCTTAGAGTCTTTAGTAGCTATAGCTAAGAAGAACAAGGTGAACTACGTGCTAGTAGAAAGTAACTTCGGTGACGGTATGTTCAGTGAACTTATCAAACCTTACTTTGCTAAAGCGTACCCTGTGACCTTAGAAGAAGTCCGACACAGCAAACAGAAAGAGCTAAGAATCATTGACACTCTTGAGCCTGTAATGAACCAGCATAGGCTAGTGTTCGATAAGGAAGTCATACAGAAAGATTACGACTCTATACAGAAGTATCCCAATGACATAGCTCAAAGATACTCACTGTTCTACCAGATGACTAGGATAACTAAAGATCGTGGTGCATTAGCCCATGATGACCGTTTAGATGCCCTAGCTATGGCAGCGAATTACTGGGTAGAGCAAATGGCTACAGATGCAGATGAGCTAATGATTGAGAGACACAATGAACTCCTAGACATAGAGCTAGATAAGTTCATGGGTCATCTTAATGTAAGCGATAAGAAAATCTCTAGTAACTCTTGGATGTAGCTGTTTGAAAACGCTCTACAGCCTTAGTGCTGTGGGGCTTTCACTGACCCCCCTTGTTTGTCAATTAACGTACCGTTCTATAGGGAACTCGTTGCCTCCCTAGGAGTGGTACTTCAAGATGCATAGCGCAATGTAGTAGTAGTATCTTACATACCTACTATATACATACCTACAGATAGTCTTTAAGAACACATGGGCATCAAGCTAAGGGGGTGGTCTAGTCTTCAGGATTGTTAAGGGTTTCTTTGGTGGTCTTTAAGAATTGTAACTAAAAATATGTTACCCTTTTTTAATGAGATTGGGCGGCAGCTACCCCCCTAGACCCCTTGGAAATCCCTTTGAAAGCTGGATTACCATCCAATTACCATCAATATGCGCTAAGTCATTGATTTTACTAGGGTTAATAGGCGATACTAAATGCTCTTAAGGACTCATAATGCCTTGAAAGCCACCTATCAAACACCTATCAAGCGACCACCTGACCTTCTCAAACTCTCTGTTTTTCCTACCTGCTGTTTTCATTTTCATTACCTATTGTTTTCTTTTTATCACTTTTACTACCTTTAGAACCCTATAGCACCTATATACTACCTATATACACCTATATATATGCACTAAGAACACATTGGCCTTGACAATACCAAACATCCCCTGTATATTTAATGGCATCAACAACGCAGCAACAAGCCTTGTTGGTTAGGTAGCAGCAACCAACTACCGCCACTAGTCCTAATGACAACAAGTGGTCTGATACAGGGTATCAACGAACGTGCAAACACGGGCCTTGGAGAGCAATCAAGAGAGGTAGAAGTACAACGGAATGTTGTTTTACTTAAGGACTCTTTACGAGCCTTTAAAGTTAAACAATCAACCAGAGTGAGTATTTATTATGATTTCATTGCAGACAGTAGTAAGAGTAGCAGTTGATGGCGATGTTGGTACTTGGCGTACCACTTTAGAAACTAAAGTAGACATGATGCCGCACCAAGAGCGTGGCTTAAGCTACACCGCAACGGGGTACGGTCACAAGATACCGACCACGTATAAAGTTAAGCACAACAACCGATGGAAGCGTGTTTATTGTCGGGTATTTTCTAACATTGGGTCGCTTTATATCT